TACTACTTGGGAATTTGAACAATTAGAAAATATAAAACAAGATATTATAAATTTAAATGTAAAATCTGGAATTTTGCAGCCAGGTAGTTTTACTACATATGAAAAAGAATACTATCCAGAAAAAGAGTACAAATATTCTGAATTTGAATTTGAAGAAAAATTAGTAAATAAACTAAAAAATAGAAATGAACAAACTTGTTCATCCAAAAATACAAAAGACCCATCTGATTTAAATGGAAACGCGCATAATATTTATATAACACATAACGGATTATTAATGCCGTGTTGTTATATACCACCATATGTTTCTAATAGAATGACCCATTCTAGCGATAACGAAAGTTCTTATCAAAAAGAAATTCTTAATAAAATGGTTAAAATTGGGTTTGATAGATTTAATTTAAAAAATACTACATTGAGAAAATTATTTAATACAGGAATACTTCATGATTTTGTTTACGATGATTTAGTAAATGGCACACAGATGAATGTATGTAAATTAATATGTAACAAATGTTCAGGAGAAGGAATAAACGACAATAAATAATAATATGAAACACTTAATAACTGCAGGATGTTCTTTTACATCACATAGTAGAGTAAATTTACAAAGACAAGAACAAGATTTTTTAGATGAACATAAACAATTTTGGTATTATACTCATTGGTTAAAAACATTAAAACCAGAATTAGATGTTTATAATATGGGTAGTCCTGGTAGTGGAAATTTATTAATTACTAGGTCAGCAATTTATAAAGCAAAACAATTATTAAATTCTGGAGTTAATGGAAATGATATTTCAATTATAGTAGAATGGTCTAATTTTCATAGAAAAAGTTATTTTGTTTCAAACGAAATAAAAGAAAAAGCACCCATTAGTACACATGAAGATTATGCTAATGATTTTATAAATGAAAAGGAATATCCTGGACAAAAAGGATATTGGCTAACTATGGCGTGTCCAGATATGGATAAATCTTCTTTTGTAAAATTAAATCCACAAATGTATGAATTTAATCAAAATTATTTAAATACATTATATAATGATGAAGAAAGATTTATAGAATGGTTAGAATATTTTGATTATTTAATAGCATTTTGTGAATTAAATGGTATTAAATTAAAATCTTTTTTTATGCACAACCCGTTTTCATCTGCATATAAATATGGTATGTTGCCATATCATTATAGGGATGGAAATGAAATGTTAAAAGGTTTATTTATTGATAAACATATTCACAATACTTGGAACGAACCATCCGATGAAATTACTAAAAGATTCCCATGGGCGGAACATTTGTATAGAGAAATTGATTGGAAAAAATATTGTTGGTTTTTTGAAGAAGAAAATTTGCATAAAAACGGAGGAGTATTAGAATGGGCAATTAGAAATCAATTACCTAGTACTGATGAGAATTTCAATCCGTTATATCAAGAATATTTTCAGTATGGTTCTCAAACTGCAACTGAACAAGCAATTATAGACGGATATGCATCTGCATGGGGGCATGTTGGTAGTGAAAACTACAAAAAGTTTACAGAAGATGTAATTTTAAAATGGGATATGTTTAATGAATAAGATAAATTTATATGTTAATGGATGTAGTTGGACCGATGGAGATGTTTTAGATGGGAAAGGAGTTATATCTCATTTAAAATTAAATGGAATTGGTAGAGATTATTCATACCCAACATTGGTTTCAAAACAATTAAATTTTAATTTAACAGATGAATCTAGATATGGTGGTTCTATAAATAGAATAACAAGAATGACTTGGGATTATATTATAAAACAAAAAAGTTTAATACATAATACTATTTTTTTATTAGAAATTCCAAATGGGTTTAGAGATGAAATTTATTCTTCTAAATTTGAAAAATATTTTAATATAACGGGTGGATTATTATCAAACCCAACAGATAAAACCGAAAAAGGAAACGAATGGGATTCTATAAGAAAAGATGTTATTGATAATTACTATAATTTTCATAATTTTGAATTATTTGATAAAGAGGAATATATTAAATTAATGTCTTTAATAATGTATATTAAAAATATGAAAGCACAGATATATTTTTTACAACCATATGATTTATTAAATAAAATTGAAAGATATGAAAATATATTTAACGGTACTATAGAAGAATGTGATATAATTAAATTAGAAACCGAATCGATGTTAAATAAAAATTATAAACTTATAGAAGATATGTGTTTTTATGAAAACATTAGTATTGGCCATGAATTAAACGATGGAATAAAAGATTCACACCCAGGTGTATCTGGTCATGAAATTTTATCAAAAATAATTATAAACCATATAAACAAATATAATAAATTTAAAACCAATAAACTTATATAAATGAAAGGAATCAAATATAAAAATGATGGAGAAATTATTGAATTGGTAAACGATATTGATTTATATCATTTTGATAAAAACGCAAATAGAAATGAACCGGATTTAGTTTTTAGTAACAGTTTATTTATAGAATTTACAGAATCGTTTGGATACACATTTAACGAATTAAATAATTTAGAATTATTAATTCAGAAAATAAACGAATATAGACTTAACTATCCTGGTGTAAAACAAATAATAATGATTTTTAACGAGGTAATAGTTAATCCTGATGCAGTTGATTCTCTTGAAAAAGCAATTGATTTACCATGTGTGTACGCTACATATGATATGATGCCATCCGATGATGTTAGAAAGTTATTTTTACCATTATCAATGTATTCGCAGATAGGTCAATTAATTGATGCGGATTTTATGAATGGCAAGAAATTTTTACAAAATATGAATCATGCTTATTATGAATTACGAAAACCTCATAAATTAATATTTTATTCAAATCATATAAATCCTACTAGAATTGATATTTTTAATATATTAAAAGCAACCGATAATTTAAAAAATAACATTTGGTCATTCTCAGTAAGTATGGTATATTATTCAGCTGAAAAACATAATTTATCTAAATTTTTAAAAGATAATGAAAATTTAATACCACACTCATATGATAGTTATTCTGAAAAAACAATTGTTTTAAAACATACATATTTTTCACAGTTTTTAGCATACTTTGAAATAGTAACGGAGTCGTATTTTTTTAAAGATATAAAAGATGTTGATAACCATTGTCCTGTTACTGAAAAAATAGTAAAACCAATTGCGGGTTGTTTGCCATTTATACATTTTGGTTCTGGTAATTTAAAAAAATGCTTAGAAAAAATAGGAATGACATTTGAATCACCTTTATATGGGTTTTATGACTGTAATAACGAAGATAGTGTTAATTTAGGATTGGCGCACGTTACACTACAATCAATAAAAAGTATAGATGAACTACATGAAATATATTTTAAATATGCAGATGAATATCGAAAAAATTGTGATATTTTTTTTGAGTATTATACTAATCATAAAAATTATATTTTAGATATATTTAATGGAAAAAATGAAAAAATATTTGAAAAATGGAAAAACAAGAAATTAATATAATATTTTCAGGAGATTCATTTTCTGATGATGGTAGTGGTAATAATATTTTTAATTACAAATATACAAATATTAAAGAATTAGATTATATAAAATTAGGTTTACCAAATACAATAAAAACACATCAATTATTTGCGTTTGATTTATTGAAGCAAAATAAATACACTATAAAAATACATACTATCGCACGTGGGTCTTTTGGAAATCATGTAATTTCTAATAGATTTAAAAAGAAAGTATTGGAAATAAAAGAAGCAAATCCAAACGCAAAAATATATGGAATAATTCAATTTAGTGCATTGGTTAGACAAGGATTTGTTGGTGGTAATAATTTTGATGAAAACGTTGATGATTATCCATATGATTATTTAAAAAATATAGAATATATTGATTATGAAATGGAAAAAACAATATTTGAAAAACATTTTGAAAACATAGAAAATTTAAATAAATTTTGTGAAGAACATGATGTTGAAAAATATATGTTTTTTGGATGGGCAAATATTTTTAGCAATGATGTTGATAGACTATTACTTAACAAAAATAGAGTTGAAAGACTTAAAAAAATAGTTAATTTTTATAAATATGAAACAACTTATGATGAAGTTGAAATTTATTGTAACGGTAAAAAACCTGTATCTATAAAAGATTTTTTTTCATTTGGTAAAAGTAAATTGTATTTACAATACGGTGATGAATTTGGAGGATTAACGGAATATATCAGAACTAAATTAGATTTTGGTCATAGGTATAATTTAATATTTGACCCACACCCAAGTACACATGCGTATTATGTTTTTTATACTGAAATTATAAAAAAATGGTTTATAAGTCAGGGAATATTGGAAGATATTGAATTAGATAGTCATTTAAAAAATTTATTAAATAATATTTTTAAAATGGAATATTTAAAATTTTCATTATTACCTAACGCAACACATTCAGATGAAACTATTATTTCTGAAACTATGAAACATTTTGTATATCAGAATAAAATAGAAGATATTGGGTATATTAAAAATAAACTAGAAAAGTTAAATAAAAGTTTTTAATAAATTATAAATTATAATATTTAATTATAAACAAAACAAGTTATGATAAAACACCTTACGGATATTGAAATCCAACAAATGACATTTGATTGGAGATACAGAGGATTTACAGTATTAGAATTATTAACCGAAGATGAATGTGATGAAATAAATGCAGAATTGGATGCATTAAGAATAGCACGAATCGGTACTACAACAGATGATGGTAAACCTTGGGGAGATTACGACCCATTTGCATACCCACACAAACTATCTCCAAAATTAGAAAAATTATTTGTACACCCTAAATTGGTAGAAGCGTGTGAATTTTTAATGGGAGATAAAATAGATGGAATGCAAACATGGAGTTATTTTAAACCACCTGGACAATTGGGAAGAGATATGCATCAAAATGCATTTTATACGGGTTGTGGACATAATGAAATTGTCAATACTGCGTTAGCATTAGACAATCATGACCCTGAAAATGGTGCAGTATGGAACTACGAAGGTTCTCATAGATTACCAACTTTACCAATCGAGGTTGATAATGAAAGAACTAAAACAAATCCATCTTTTTGGAGAAACGAAAGAGGTAAACCTTGTATTATGCCAACAGGACACGATTTCCGCAAAGCAGAAGGTTACTTAAAAAAAGGACAAGTTGCATTACTTCATTCACACGTTGTACATGGTTCTGAAGCAAATAACTCAAATAGATTTAGAAGAAACTTTTTGTGTGGATACTTAAAACAAGGAGCATATTTTAATCAAGGTAGTCATATGAAAAGAGAACCAATTAACATTTACGAATTACGTGAAAAACATTGGGGATTTTAATTAATATAATACAATTCGGGGTATTCAACTAAACAATGAATACCCCCTTTTGTATAAGCATTTTTATAAGCAGGTTCAATATCTTCCCATTTAGTTAAATCAACAAAATTTATATTACTACACATAGATTTGAATTGCTCAAAATAGTTTCCTTTATGTTGATGACCGGGGTCTAATGGTTTATCACTACCTTTACCTAATCTAATAATCATATTTGCTTTCCACTCACCACCACTCATTAATTCTAATTTATCAACGTGGTTTATAAGTTGATTTGCGGCACATATAATAAAATCCCAACGAGGATAAAACGTAATAACAAATTCATTTGCCATTGCTAATCCTAAACTCATTCCCATTTGTGATTCTTCCATTACTGGAACTTCAATCATTTTTTCTTTAGGAACTTCTCCTAATGTTGTACTCATAGGATTACCTGCCCATAGAACTTGTTGTCCTATAAATGTAGTATTAGATTGCTCACCTAAAAATTTCATTGAATTTGTAAGTGCATCTTTGTATGGTGTATATTCTGGTTGTGCCATATATTATTTAAATTCGTTTTTGTGTTCTAAATACCAATCATAAGCAAGTTTCAATCCATCTTTTAATGATGTAGTTGCTTTCCATCCTAATTTATCAAAAATCTTAAATGAATCAATTTTACGAGTTGGTATCATTGATGGTTTTCCACTAATAAATTCCGTTGGTGCATCATAGTTTGCAACTTCTTTCATAACATCCAATACTTCTAATACAGAATATACAGAATTAGAACCAACATTATAAACTTCAAATCCATCTTCAATTTCTTTTTCTAAAACAACTTGCAATGCTTCAACAAAATCTTCAATATAAAGTAAATCTCTTAACTCAGAACCATCACCCCAAACAGGAATAGGATTCATTTCATCTGCAACTTTTCTAATAGTTGCAGGAGTAACGTGGCATTTATTAAAATCATATTTGTCGTGAGGACCGTATAAATTAGCAGGTCTTATTACAGTTGTTTTCATAGTACGAGGTAGATACTTTGCATATAACTCACATTGAACTTCTGCGTATCTTTTCATCCAACCAACTGGAAAATAAACTGGGTATGGTTCATCAAATAAGAAATCAGTTTCAATAACTGCTTCATCTCCCTTTGGTGGATATACAGTATTTGAAGAAATGAAAATATAATGTTTAACAAAGTTTCTCCATGCTGCATCGATTAAAAAATTATTCATTGCAACATTTGGTGTAACGTGTGCTAGTGGGTCATCTACTGTATCAACTGCATTTGATGTAGTTGCTGCACAATGAAATACAAATTCAATATTTTCTGTTGCTTCTCTACATCCTTGATATGTTTGTAAATCGTGGTGTGAATATTCTACACCATTAAGACGGTTTCTTACACCCCTTTTATGAAGATTAACTCTAATATTTGTATAACCTTCTTTTACTAATCTATTTGTTAGATTTTGACCAACTAAACCAGAACCACCTGTGATAAGGATTTTTGAATTTTTATTTATCATAATATTTTATTGTTTTTTATGTAACCGTATAACTCTTTACTTATTAATTTATAACCTTCTAAATTTGGATGTTGTGATGCTCTTGTTTCAAATTGTTCATCTTGATTTTCCCAAATATCTAATCTTTTTTCTTTATTTAAATAATCTCTGAATGTTTGTTTATTAAATTCCCAATATTTTGAATTATCTATTAAATGTGTAATATTATCCTTTTTATCCAAATTAATTAACATACTTTCAAAACTATCACACATTATATAATTTATATTATAATGCTTAAATAGTTTTTGGATAAAAATTATGTAATTTTGATTTACTATATTATAATAATTCTGATTAAACATTTCTCCTATAAAAAATTCTTTATATTCAGTAAAAAAAGAATCGTATAACGTATTGGTACTATTATAAGAATTTATAAATTTATGTGGTTCTTCAATTAAATGTTTAACAGACCAAGTGACCCATTCACCATCTGGTAAAAAAGGAACATAATCTCTTAAAGAAGAGCTCCACATTATGGTAACAAAATCATCACTTTTTATTTTTTCAGATTGAATATCAGAAACAATTTGATTGAATATTTTGTTATTAGCATTTCCACTAACTCCATTATTTATAAAAGGGATATTCAATTTGTCTGCTAAAAATTTAACCCAACTATTTTCTTTACGATATGCCGGTCTTTCTTCTTTAGATAATAAATCTTCAACTATTCTATTACATCCCTGTCCTTCCGTCCAACTATCACCATAAGCGTGTAACATCATAATAACTTATTTATATAATGATTATATGTAATTTCTAATGCTTTTTCAAATCCAAGAACCGGAAGTAATCCTATTTCGGTTTGTTTAGTAATATCCATTTGTCTTCTTAAATCTCCATTTGGTTTACTACTATCCCAATTTATAGATATTGGTTTTTTACTTATTTTTATTAAAGTTTCAATCATTTGTTTTATAGTGATTTCTTCTCCTGCTCCAAAGTTTGTTATGGTATTTATTTTATCGGTATATAACTTTAAAATAGCATCGGCAACATCACCAGCATATACAAAATCTCTTATTGGAGAACCATCACCCCACGCTTCAATTGAATCTGTTGCTTCATATACTTTTTTAATTGTAGATGAAATTACCGTACCATTTCCACTAAAATCATCATATTCACCAAATATATTAGCAGGTCTTATAATACTCCAATTATTATAACCATATTGAACTTTGTATGCTTCTAATAAAATTTCACCCATTCTTTTGCTCCAAGATGGAAACCAATCTGATTCACTTGGTAACGATTTCCAAACATCAGATTCAATAAACTTTTCTGCGGGGGAATATACGCCAACGGAACTTACAAAAACTAACCATATATCATTTTTGGCACATTGGTTAATTATTTCTGTATTTATTTTAAATGATGGATATAAGAAATCTACGGGTTTTTCTTTTGCTCTAATTGGAGAACCTTTTACACCAAAACAATTAAATACTACATCTGGTTTTTCAAATTCAAATATATTTTTTATATTTTCTTCATTTGTTAAATCCATTTCATAAAACTTATAGTTGTATGAATCGTATTCTATAGTTTGTTTGGATTTATCTACTCCAATAACATCATAACCTGCATCAATACATTTTCTAACTAAATGTGTGCCAACTAATCCATTGGCTCCTGTAATTAATACTTTTTTCATTTTTAATTCTTTTATAACTTCTCTTATCATATATCTATCAGAATATGAAAAAAATACTTTTTGATTTCTTTTTATTTTATCAATATTTTTTCTATACCATTCTAAAATATAATCTTTTCCTAAACTATGTATTCTTTTTATTTCTTTTAAAACTGAATCAAATCGTTTTGTAGAATCATAAATCATATCAAATGAATAATCTATTAAATCATCATACAATTCAAACCCAAGTTCTTTTAATTTATTATGTACAAACCTATCACCTACTATTATAAATGGATGACAATTTGCCAATGGTTTAAATGATTTTTCTGTTATTGAGCAACTATCATCTGCACAAGTTGTTTCTGTTACTATATTAAATAATGTTTTTGAATAATGGTGTTTTGTTGTATTCATAACATTGGAATATATAGAATCATCGTGTTCATTACCATAATTCCAATCTAATTTATTCAATCCCAACTCTTCCAATTTATCAAAATAACCCCAAAGACCTTTTAATTCAGTATATTCTACGTTTGATAAAAATGTAAAAATGCTATAATCGGATTTATTATTTTTAATTAATAGTGAATATAATGAATCATTTATTAAATTATTTTTTACAAGCCATAGCATAAATTTTAATCTATGTATTCTTGTAACATTTTTATTATAAGTTAAAAAGAACTTATCTTTTGGTGTTTTTAAATATTCATATGTAGACAAAATTCCAATACCATTTTTTTCATCCGGATTATCTAATATTTTTTTGTATTTGTTAGAAATATCAGCTAATAAAAATGGTTTACATATTACTCTTATATCATTTTCATATTGGTTTGATATAAAATTTATAGTAACAAGTATTATTTGGTTTTTATTTAATTTAAATTCATTTTTAAAATTTATTAATAATTCTATAAACTTTGAAATATCTGCACCTTCATGTAAACTAGAAAACATTAATTTAACATTTGGTTTATTTTGTATTTTTAAAAAAACACTTTTAAAATAATCTAAATTATTTAAAAAAAATGCAGTATTCAATTCTGCATTATTTGGTGTAAAATTCCATATTATTTCTTTATAATCGGACAGTTCAAATATAGGATTATTAAAACCAAAATTATAATCAAATTCAGAAATTCGACATAAACCATTCAACCCGTTTGGAACTTCTTTATAATTTATATTTTCGTAATAAAACTTCATATTAAATTTAAAGATTGTGTTTTTGTTAAATTTAAAAAATATAAATTAGTTTCATTTTTTAAATAAAAATCTCTAATATATTTGTGATTATGAATTAATTTATCAATGTTTGATTTATAGTACTTTTCAATATCATTTCTCATATTGGATAATCTATTTACTTCATCTACAACCATATTCATTCTAACTTTATCATTTTTTTGATTATCATATGAATGGTCTATTAAATCATCAAATAGATATAAATCATGTTCTTGCTTTAATTTATTAATATGATGATGTGATGCTAAAAATAAAGGCATCTGAAAATAATAAAACGGTTTAAATGTTTTTTCAGTTATGTGTATATCTTCAATATCAAAGTGAGATTCCGTTGTAATATTTATATAACTTTGGTTAAATGTTTGTAAATCTAAATGATTCCAAGGATGATATTTATTTTCAGACTCCCACCAATCTACATCTTTTTCATATAAACTTAATTTTGTGTTTGAGCAAATTTCTTTGTAATCATTGAATAATTGTAAATTATTAAAATCAATATAAAATTGATATTTTGTAAGTTCTGACATAGGTTGATTCATTGAACCATATGTTAGTGACCAATCTATAATATCATCTTTTAATAAATTTTTATTTTTTAATAATGTTAATAATGCCAATCTATGGTTTTTTGGTCTTCTATTTTGACATAAAAATATAAATTTTTTATTAGTTTCAATTTGAGATTGTCCAGTTTTTATTGTTATAGAATCACTAACCGATTCTAATAAAAAATTTATTTTATAAACATTTATATCTGTATTTAATTCTTTTTTTAAATCATATAATAATGAGTTATTATTTACAATATAAAATTGATTATGATTTAATTGTTTTTTATCTAATAATGTAATAAGATTTGTTAATGATTTTTTTAAATCTTTATAACTTTCATGCTCACTTAAAAATACAATTTTTAAATTTTTGTTTTTAATACATTCTTCAACATCTTTATTTATTGCCCAACCATCCGAATTGAACATACTTTCAAACGAACATCTGTGTGAAATCATATAATAATAGTTTTCACCCAACTGTACATCTGATAAATTACATTTATTAATTGAAATTAAAGGATTCGGTAAATTTAATAATAAATGCAAATCAATAATATATTCTCCCCCAATGTGTTCATTTATCTCTGATAAATTAGCCATCGGTTTACCATCGGTATCCCATTTATCAAAAACTAAATTTAAAATACCACCCATTTTCCAGTACCATAGTGAGGCCAAACTTTTTCGTATTCATACCAAATAACATCATTTGGAATTTCACTTTTAACATTCCAAGTTTCAACTGTTGGCGTATAAGTTGAAACACCATTATCTTCTACAACAAATGTAATTGGTAAATCAAAGTTTTTTGCATATTTGTAATTTTCCATAAAAGCACCTGTTTCAAATGCCATATCTCCTACAAAACACCAAACTTTATCTGTAGAACCATTTCTTTTATTTGCCATAGCAACACCCATTGCAATTGAGATTGTTCCACCAACGATTGCAGATGAATAAAACTTTTCTTCTTTATTTACAATAGTGATACTTCTACCAGCAAGAATTTCATCTTCTAACCATTTCGAATCAACACCTTTAACTAATGCGTGATAATGAGAACGCCATGTACTAAATACCCAATCGGTTGATTTAATTCTTTTTCCTATTTCAATAATTTGTTCTTCATTTCCACCACTTAAATGTATTGGACCTCTTATGTTACCACCTTCCCATGCATCTGCTATTCTTCTTTCAAAATCAATCAATCCATCTTTATCCCACAATGATTCCTTAACAATTGGGAAATTTTCTATGTTTTTTATCATCTGTCTCTTTTTTGTAATATTGGTTTATCTGTTGGCCATTCCATTTGAAATTCCGGGTCATTCCATTTAACAACACCTTGCTCATTTGCATCTACATATTGACCATCATAAAATAAATTATAATGAAACATACAATCAGTAAGTGCATAGTGACCATTTGCAAACCCAGGAGGAACTAATACTTGTTGTCTGTTACGTTCAGATATAATGAATGATTCCCAATCTCCATAGGTAGGAGAATCTTCTCTTACATCCAAAACAATGAGGTATATATCACCGACTGCTGCTTGAACTAATTTCCAAGTTTTAGTATCGTAATGTAATCCTCTTAATACACCTTTGTATGATTTTGAAAATCTACCATGTACTGAAACATATGGTGTAAGTTTTAACATTACAGGATGTTCCTCTGAATGAAATGTTGTAAATATTTCTCCTCTATATTCTCTGTAAATAGATGGAGTGTATATTTCTACTTCGTTTCCGAATTTTTTTGATGGAGTTACTTCGAACTCTTTCCAATTTGAACTCATATTATGTATTGTTTGCGTAACCTAATGGGAATCCGTTTCTAAATTCTGCTCCCATTCTTGGAACTATCATTTGATATGCTTCTATAAGTTGTTCAATACCATCATCCAAACTCCAAGTTGGTTTCCAACCTGTTGCTTCAATTTTGGCATTAGAAACTATGTAATCTCTTTTATCGGGGTCTTCGTAATAATCATCATAAACTATTGCGAATTTTGGAACTTGTAATTTTATTTTTTCCAATAATTGTTGTTTATTTAAATTCGAATCACTTAAACCAACATTAAATACTTCACCTTTGTATGCATCGTAGTTGTGTAACATAAATAAGAAAGCATTTGCTACATCTTCTATATGAATAAAGTTTCTTTTAAAGTTTTTCTCAAATACTACAATGTATTTATCAGTAATTGCTTTATAAGTAAAATCATTTACCAATAAATCAGTTCTCATACGAGGTGATACTCCAAATACAGTTGCTAATCTAAAAATAATTGCATCTGTGTGTTCTTTTAAGAAGTTTTCTGCTTCAACTTTAGTAGAACCATAAATAGATATTGGATTTAATGGGGATTTTTCAGTACATTCTGTTTCACCTTCTGCAATTCCATATCCACTATTTGTGTTTGGATATAAAATCTTTTTACCTTTATCTTTTGTAAATTTTACTATGTTTTGAATTTGAATTAAATTTAATTCTTTTGCCAATTGAGGTTCGGCATCACAAGCGGGAAATCCTACAATTGCTGCTAATGGAATAATCACATCTGCTTGATTACAGAGTCTTTCCAATAGTTTTTCATTACGAACATCTCCGTAGATAAATTTAAACTCAGAATGATGAGTGTATTGTAATAAAGAAGTTTGATTGAATAGTAGTTTATCTAAAACTATAACGGAATGTCCTTCTTGTAACATTCTACCAACTATAACAGAACCTAAATATCCGGCTCCACCTGTAATTAATATCTTCATTTTTATGTAACTTATATAGTTATATATATCAAATATTTTTATATTTATACAGAAACAAACAATTATGAAAAATTTACCTATAATTTCATTTTTCGTAAAATTATACGAAGATTATCAAAGAAAGAAAAGATTTAAGAAAAAATTAGAAGAACTTAAAAAAAGAGACCCTTTTGTATATAAATCTTTCTAATCTTAAATTTTGAGATATTTATACATATGAAATTAGAAGTAGATAAGCCGGAAGTAACGGATTTAGTTGTAGTATATTCAGGACGTTTCCAACCATTTCATGCTGGACACTATGTATCCTATCTAAAACTTGCTAAAAAGTTTGGTAAGGATAATGTATATATTGCAACATCTAATAGTACATCTGGTCCAAAATCTCCATTTGATTTTAAAGAAAAGAAGGAAATAGCAACCAAAATGTTTAATGTTCCATCTGATAAGTTTATACAAGTATCAAATCCATATGCTCCCAAAGAAATATTACAAAGTTTTGATGGAAAAACTACTGCTTATATTGCAGCAGTTGGGGAAAAAGATGAAAGTAGATTAAGTGGTAAATACTTTAAACCATATAAAGGTAAAACTGGATATGGATATGATGAGATAGGATATACATATGCAGTTCCTGCCGAATCAAACCCAATTAGTGGAACGGATGTTCGTAATTGGTTAGGTAGTGGAGATGATGAATCTAAAAAGAAAGGATTCTTAAAAGCATATCCAAAGTTCAATGCAGATATTTTTAAAATGATAACAAACAAATTAAACGAAGATGGTTTTCCAGGAGGAATCGGAACAGGATTGAATCTTCCAGGTGGATATATTAATGGAGCACCAACAGGTTCTGCAAACGAATCAAATAACACAGAACCATCTTCTGCATTAAGACCTGAACCAAAGCCAACAAGACACCAAATAGAACATCCATCGGACGAACCAGATTGGTATAAGAATGAAAGTTTATATGACCCAATTGGACATATAATAGATAGATTTGTTGCAGAAGAAGTTTTTAATGAATTTACTAAAAAATATTTTAATGAAGCTCCTAATCCTATAATGGATAAAGAGTTTGATTATACTGCGGCAGATGGAAGTAAGAAGAAAATTAAAGTTAAGAGTGCTTTAAGATTGGCAAAAGACCATCCTGCACACGTTCAAGCTTCTAAAATGGTTGGTACTGATAAATCATCTACAATGGCAAAAGGACCAGCAGATGCACCGGCAAACGAACCTAAAAAATTACCACAACAAGGAAAAGCGGCAACTCAATCGGCAAAACCATCTGAACCTGGACAACCAGTTAAGCAAGGGCAAACACAACAAGGAAAAGTAGATGCAACCAAAGGGCAATCTACAACATCCCCATCACAAGGAGCAGAACCAGAAGTTTCACAAACGTTAAGTGGAGATGAATTAAAATCATCAGCTGAAAAGAAAAATGATGGTAATAATAACGGTATCTTTGCAAAATGGGGAGATAAATTTAAAGAAGAAATTAAAGAAATTGGAAATACTATTAATACATTTTTAGATGATGATGAGGTAGAAGCTGCCAATGAAGGGCATGACCCTAATTCTAAAATTAGAAAAAATTGGACAGAAACTGCTACTGATTTTATAGCAAAAATGCCAGCAAATATAGCAAATTATGCTTTAAAAGTTGCAAAACAAAAAGTTCATCAAGTAAAAAATACTGTTAGAGGTGTTAAATCATTAGCATTATCTACAATGAATGGTGGTAAACCTGAATTTGGATGGTTTAAAGATAGGGATGGAACATGGAAACAAAGTGAAAGTGAAAGAGTAAGACAAAAAAAGGCATTTTGGGCTACTGGTAAAGATATTGCAATAACCGCAGCGGCAGTTGTATTAACGGGAGCATTTACGGCAGGTAAAAGTGCATATTTAGCGGGTAAAGGAGTAAGTGGAGCAGGTGGTGAAGTTGTAAAAGGTGCAGCATCTACATTTGGGGAGGGTGCACTTGGGTTTTTACATCATATGGCAGTTGATTTTGGAAAACATTGTTTTAAAGAATCCGTATTTATGGCAGCAGGTTCTGGACATAAACAAGCGGGAAATTTGGCATTAGGTGCAGGACTTGTTGGAGAAAATTTATATGAAGAAAATGATACCAATCAAAACGCAAGTGCATTTACTGAATTGTTAAAACAAACTTTGGAAAAAATGCAAACATTTGAACCAAATCCAAAACAATATTTGGAAATGTTAAAATCATATGCAGAAACCAAACAAAAAAATAGTTTAAATAAAATAGTTGGTTCAATGAATGAAGCAGTTTCTCCATCAAAAAGAGAAAACGTAAATCATTTTGTAGAATATGCAACCAAAAGATTAAATTTAAAAGAAACTCCTAAAATTACATTGGTAGAAGACCCTGAGTTTTCAAGACAAAACCATTCATTAGGTGGATATAATGTTGATTCTAAAGAAATATTTGTAGCAACTGAAGGTAGATTAACTGCTGATATTTTAAGAACTATTGCTCATGAAATGGTTCATAGAAAGCAAGATGAAATGGGATTGATTGGTGATTCAGTAAAAGATGGGGCAACTGGTTCGGAAGTTGAAAACAAAGCAAATTCAATAGCAGCAATCTTATTAAGAGAATACGGTAAATTAAACAAAACAATTTATAACGAAGTAATTACTATAGATGTTGATAAAGGTGATACCGTTTTAATGGGTAAGTTTAAAAACAAAAGAACTACTGTTAAAGATATTGGAACTGATGACCATGGGATGCCAACAATTAATGGTAAAAAAGCAGCTACATTTAGAATACCAAGAGGAGAAGAAGAAAAACCAAATCCACAATCGGTATTTAATGAAGTCGGCTCAAATGATTGGCGTTTCAAAGCAATTATGAAAATGTGGGATAATGCAAGTTCATTTGGCAAAAAGAAAATTGGAGCAGCTGTTTGTAAAGACCCAAATGCAGATAGAAACGATATTGCAAAAGAATTAAGAAATTTTGGATATAGAGATATAACAGATGTAGGTGATGATTTAGGTTTAAAAGAAGTAACAACAAACGATTGGCATTTTAAAGCAATTATGAAGTTGTACGATAAATCTAATTCATTTGGTAAAAAGAAAATTGGAGTAGCAGTTTGCAATGACCCAAATGCTAGTAGAAGAGATATAGTAGTTCAATTAAGAGATACCGATTATGAAGAGGTAACTGATATTACCGATAAATTGAGATTATCTGAATATATTGAAAAAAAAAAGTTAAATGAAAAATTAACACAATCTAATTTAGATAGTGTTGAAAGATATGCAGATAGAGAATTAGAACCTGCTGATATTGAATTTAGTAATCATTTTTTTGATAGAGTAAATGATACTCGTAATGGTAAAGAAATATCAGAACCAGAACTAACTGGTTTTTTTAAAAGATTAACACGTCATAAAAAACAATTTTTAGATTTTTTAGAAAAGTACAATCAAATCGTAGTTAAAGACGATAGAAGTAATATCAACATTCCATTTGTAAAAATGGCAAATAAAGTTATTGCTAAAACTGTAATGAGAAAAGGTAATTTTCAAACAACATCTCCTACAATCGTAAACGAAGAAACTCCATCTGAAATCATAAAAGATTTGGATAAAGTAAGAAACGACTTAATTAAAAAGGTAGATGTTTTAATTGCTAAAAAGAAAAAACTATACTCTAATGTTGATATTGAATCACCAATGAGTGCAGATGAAAAGCAATTGGATAAAGATATACAATCTATATTTTCACAAATTCAACAAATAATTCTTAAAAAAAGAAGTTTAAAAGAATCTTTAAACGAAGGACTTAAATGGGAAAGTGAAGTGTTTGATAAATGTTTGCATGGTGAAGTTCCATTATCATTAAATATCGTTAAAAAATTGGTAGACCCAATAGTTGCAAAATCATTGCATATAACAGATATTGATAATTTATCAAAAGTAGCAGCATTAGAAGGAACTAAAAAATCAATTTCCACATTCAATAAAACTACAAAAACTGGCAAAATTGCACAAGGTAAAGGATTGTGGACAAAGGGTGGTGTGATTGTATCAATGACAGGAACTGTATTAGCACAAAGTATTCACGATTTGTGGACTTATCCTGATAAGCAAGGTAGAAGATGGATTGAGCCAGGTGCTATGTTTGGAAATCCAAATAGAGAAAGAGACCAAGTTTATAATTTTGCACCTGAATTAAAACCATACAAAGAAAAATATCAGAAAGAATATTTTGATGGAACAACTTCAAATGCAGAAAAAGCTGAATTCATAAAAAAATATTTTGAAGCAGCTGAAAAATTTATGTTGAGTAAGAAAAAAGAATTTGTGGATAGATATTCAAATGCTAACACATTATATTATGAATCGGATTGGAATGAAGTAGTTCTTACTAATATAAAAATTGAAAAGATTTTAGTTATTCCATCACTTGTAAAAACCAAAACGCAAATTGGAAGTTGGACATTTGATAGAGATGATGCCGAAGATACCGAAAAACAAATAAACCAAGTAAAGCAAAAATACAAAAATGTAGAAGTTGCAAAGAATGAGGCTGATATTGAAAACTTTATCAACAACAATGGTGGGCAAGTTATAAATGAATCGGTAAACAAATCTGTAATATCAGAGGGTGGTGCATACGGACATATGTCTCACCCGTTTGATGATATGGATTTAACTTTTGGTGATTTAAAGAATATTATTACAGGAGCATTAACTGGTAATTTAGAATTGACAAGAGAAAAAACCGATGGACAAGCTCTCGCAATTAGTTGGAAAAATGGTAGATTAATTGCAGCAAGAAACAAAGGACATTTGGCAAATGCAGGAGCAAACGCAATGGGTATTGAAGATGTTGCATCAAAGTTTGGTGGTAGAGGTGGATTAACCGATGCTTATAACTTTGCTATGAGAGATTTAACTGCGGCAATTAGTGGATTATCAGAACCACAGAGAAAGAAGATTTTCGATGAGGGTAAATGTTTTATGAACTTGGAAGTTATCTGGCCTACATCGGTAAATGTAATACCTTATGGACAACCATTATTGGTATTCCACAACACAACTTGTTATGGTGAAAATGGTGTTGCGGTTGGTTCAAATCAAGGAGCAGCAACTATGTTAGCAGGGATGATTAAGCAAGTAAATGCAGATGTTCAATCTAAATATACAATTCAAGGACCACCAGTAACTCAATTACCCAAAAATGAAGAATTAGGTTCTAAACAAACTAAATATTTAACACAATTACAAAAATTACAATTTGAATTTCAATTAAGTAATAAGGATGGTGTTGCTGAATATCATCAAGCTTGGTGGGCAAATTTTATAGATAAGAGTAAAGTTAAATTACAAAAGTTAGAAAGAGATGCTTTGATTAACAGATGGGCATTTGGTGATAAATCATTCCGTTTAAATACCATTACTGATAAAGACGCTCAAAAGTGGGCAATAGATAATGATAAAGTAAATGTGGCAAAACAACAAAAAGATAATATCAGACCATTTGAGGAGATATTCTTAGGAGTTGGAGCAGATGTATTATCATTTATGGATTCGGTATTAACTGCAAATCCAAATGCAGCAGTTGCTAGTATGAAACAAAGATTAAAAGATACTGCTGATAAAGTAAGAGGTAGTGGAGATATAACTAAAATTGCCAAATTAAAACAAGAATTAGCAAGATTACAATCAATTGGTGGATTAGAAAAAATTGTTCCAAATGAGGGTATTGTATTCATTTATAAAGGAAACACTTATAAACTTACAGGAACTTTTGCACCATTAAATCAGATTTTAGGTATTTTTTACTAATAGTTTGATATATATAATAAATCAATTAGTTACAATAATATAGAATTATGGCAAAGAGAAAATCCTTTGAAGAAAAAAACAAACACATTCACAAATCACGTCAATTAGTTATAGATACTGTTTTTGGAAGAACGGATGATAATCAAACAACATTTGGTTATGAAAAAGAATCTGACAAAAAAAGAGAAATTGGTGAAAAATGGGTTGATAGTGAGGGTGTAGAGTGGGAACAAAAAGATGGGTTTAGAACAAACCTAACTAAAATGGATAAGGTGAGAGAATACTTACAAAAAATTAGTAAGTGTGCTTCATCGGAATGTAAAACAATAAAATATAGTACCTCTGATAAAAAGGCAATTGTCAAAACTACCCTTTGTTTAGATTGTTTGGCAAAACAAGAAACAGTATTAAGAGCAGATGGAACGTATCCTTTTTATGAAGATTATAAAATAACATTGAATAAATTGGGTTATGTTAGAGATTTAAAAGCTCAATACGAAGAAGCATTAGAAGGTGTTAAACAACAGGTTGAAATGGTAAATGAAAATGGTACTATTTCAAATTGGCAATGGGATATTGATATTGAAAAAGTAAAAGAAGATATTAGAACCGATATAAACGGTGCATACGATGCAATCGAAGCACTTTTAGAAAGAAAATTAGCATTAGAAGAAAAATTGGTGGAATTAAACCACCCTGAACTTGTAAAACAATAGATTATGGAAAAGATATTCTCATTCACAAATATTTTAATAATTGGTTTAGTTGCATTTATTGTATTTAAACAATGTAGTAGTGAGGATAAATCTATTGAAACTATTAATGTTGATGGTAAAAAATACGAATTGTTAAAGCATAAAATAGATACCTTTGTTGTTGAGCATACTCAGATAAAATACAAAAAAGGACAAGATATTTACCACGAAACAATTGTAGAAAAGGAAAAGAAAGTAGAAGTACCTGTTTATATAAAAGCAGATACTGAAAGAATACTAAAAGAATATCATACAAAAGTTTTGTATAAAGATAGATTAGTATTAAACGATGGATTGGGTATTGTAGAAATAACTGATACCATTAGTAGAAATAAAATTATCGGTAGAAAATGGAATGCTCAAATTAATGAAAGGACTATTACCGATACAAAAATTGTAAAAGAACTTCCAAAAAACCAAGTTTATGTAGGAGTACAAGGTTTAGCAGGTAATTCAACTGCATTAGTAGGACCACAACTTACTCTTAAAACTAAAAAAGATAATTTATACGGAACGAGTTTACTTATAGACGGTAACGGAAATAAGTATTTTGGTGTATCTGTTGGTTGGAAGATTAGATTGAAAAAATAATATGGCAGTTCAAGGGCAACCTAAAAAATCTCTCAAAGAGATAATTGCAGAAGAATATCGTAAATGCGGGCAAGACCCAATTTACTTTATGAAAAAATATTGTGTTATTCAACACCCAACGAGAGGTAAAATACCTTTTCACTTATATCCATTTCAGGAGAATTGTTTAACAGATTTTAAAGAAGACCGTTTTAATATTATTCTTAAATCTCGTCAGTTAGGTTTATCAACCCTTTCTGCGGGATTTATTCTTTGGAAGATGTTATTCAACGAAGATTTTAATGCATTGGTTATTGCAACTAAAGTAACGGTTGCAAAAAACTTAGTTGAAAAGGTACGGGTAATGCACGATTTATTACCTATCTGGTTAAGAGATGGTGGCAACTCTTCGGTTGAAGATAACAAACTATCACTTAAACTAAAGAACGGTTCTCAGGTTAAAGCAATCGCATCCTCACCTGATGCAGGACGTTCGGAAGCTCTATCCCTATTAGTAGTAGATGAAGCGGCATTTATTAGAGATATTGATGAGATTTGGTTATCTGCACAATCCACTTTATCAACCGGTGGTTCGGCAATTGTATTATCTACACCAAATGGTATTGGTAACTGGTTTCACAAAATGTGGGTAGAGGGAGAAAATGGTGCAAATGGTTTCAATTGTATAAATCTACATTGGACAGTTCACCCTGAAAGAAACCAACAATGGAGAGATGAACAAACTCGTATTTTGGGAGCAAAAGGAGCAGCACAAGAATGTGATTGTGACTTTGTTGGTTCTGGAGATACAGTAATAGACCCTGAATTATTAACTTGGTATAAGAACACATATGTAATGGAACCTGTTGAAAAAGCAGGATTTGATAGAAACCTATGGAAATGGGAATATCCAAACTACAACAAACAATATATGGTTGTAGCTGACGTTGCAAGAGGAGATGCTGCCGATTATTCAACTGCTCAAGTTTTGGATATTGAAGATTGTTCACAAGTTGCCGAATATAGAGGAATGATTGATACCAAAGATTTTGGAAACTTCCTCACTTCATTAGCAACTGAATACAACAACGCATTATTAGTAGTAGAAAACTCAAACGTAGGTTGGGCATGTATCCAACAAATTATAGATAGGGGATACCAAAATCTATTCTATATGAGTAATGATTTAAAATATATCGATGTTGAAAGACAAATGAGCAACAGATTTTACAGAGATGAAAAACAAATGGTTGCAGGTTTCTCTACAACATCTAAAACTCGTCCTCTTATCATTTCAGCGCTAGATACTTATATGAGTGAGAAAGATATTCTTATTCGTAGTGGTAGATTAATTGATGAAATGTTTACATTTATTTGGCAAAGTGGTAGAGCAGAAGCAATGAAGGGATACAATGACGACTTAATTATGGCATTGGCAATTGGGTTATGGGTTCGTAATACTGCACTTCGTTTAAGACAAGAGGGAATAGATTTAACAAAAAATATGTTGAATTCATCACATATAGCTAAATACGACGGATTTGTATCTACTGGTCATTTAAGTAGAAATCCATATGAGATGGAAGTGGGTAATAAAGAAATAGAAAACTTAACTTGGTTACTTCAGTAATTTTTTTATATTTATATGTTGGATACAAAATATTTTTAAAATGAATTTAAGTAAAATCATAAAAGAATTAGAAAATCCTTGTTGGAAAGGATACGAAATGGTTGGAATGAAAGATAAGGATGGTAGAGAAGTCCCAAACTGTGTTCCTGTAAAAGAAGATATTGATTCGGATGCAGATGTAAACTATGGTTTAGTAGAACCAGAAGAATACGATGTTGAAGATGAGGATATGGAAGATTTCATTGCTTTTATGAGAGGATATGATAAAAACCTAAATGAAGGTTGTCAATGTTTAAGAGAAGCAGAATATCAAGGCAGACAAGTTAAATTGGGTAAACCAATGGCAGGTGATGTTAAAAAATTCAAAGTATATGTTAAAAATCCACAAGGTAATATTGTAAAAGTAAACTTTGGTCAAAAAGGAGTTAAAATTAAAAAGAATAATCCAGATAGAAGAAGAAGTTTTAGAGCAAGACATAATTGTGAACAACCAGGACCGAGACATAAAGCAAGGTATTGGTCTTGTAGAAAGTGGTAATAATATTTGGAAATTACAAAAAAAATTATTATCTTTATAGATACTTTACAAATTAAAAAATGGCAGATAAATCAGTATTAGGTAGGTTACAAAAATTATTTTCAACAAACACCATTGTTCGTAAAACGGAAACTGGAACAAAGGTAATTGACACAGATGAGTGGCAAAATATGACCACGAATCTAGTTGACAGATTCATGAAGTTAAAGGTAACTAATTATGGAACTGGTCAAATGGAATCATCTATGGCTTATCAACAAGTTCGTATAGATTTATTCAGAGATTACGATTCAATGGACCAAGACCCGATTCTTTCATCGGCATTAGATATTTACGCAGATGAATGTACTGCAAAAAATGAACAAGGTAATGTTCTAAAGATACATCATGAAGATGATAATATCAAACAAATATTGGAAAATTTGTTTTATGATATTTTAAATGTTGAATTCAATCTTTGGCCTTGGACAAGAAATTTGGTTAAATACGGAGATTTCTTTTTACATTTAGAAATAGCAGAAGAAGAAGGTATTGGTATTATAAATGTAATGCCTTTATCTGCATATGAAGTTAGTAGAATGGAGGGGTTTGATGAAAATAATCCACAAAGAGTTAAATTTGTATATGCACCATATCAAAATCCATACGGAGCATTTGGTATGAGTCCAAAAAAAGAATTTGAAAACTACGAAATGTGCCATATGAGATTGAATTCAGATTCAAACTTTTTACCATATGGTAAATCAGTAATTGAAGGTGGTAGAAGAGTGTGGAAACAATTAATGTTGATGGAAGATGCAATGTTAATCCACAGAGTAATGAGAGCACCTGAAAAGAGAATCTTTAAAATTGATGTAGGTAATATTCCACCAAATGAGGTAGATAATTATATGCAGAAAATTATCAACAACTCTAAAAAAGTTCCATTTGTTGATGAAAGAACTGGTGAATACAATTTAAAATACAACGTTCAAAACCTTATTGAAGATTATTATATGCCAGTTCGTGGTAATGATAATGGTACATCTATCGATACCTTAAAAGGTTTAGAATACAATATGATTGATGATATTAACTATTTAAAGAATAAGTTAATGGCATCTCTAAAAATTCCAAAAGCATATTTAGGATATGAGGAAGATACTAATGGTAAAGCAACATTGGCATCTATGGATATTCGTTTTGCTAAAACAATTGAAAGAGTTCAAAGAGTATTAATTTCAGAATTAACTAAAATTGCAATCGTTCACTTATACGCGCAAGGTATAAATGATGACCGTTTAACTAATTTTACATTGGAATTAACCGTTCCATCTAAAATATACGAACAAGAGCAAGTTGAATTATACACTTCAAAGGTAGCTTTAATCCAACAAATGCAACAAACAAAGATGTTTTCTAAAGAATGGATGTATGAATCCGTAATGAAGATGGCAAAAGATGAGCAAGATGAATTAACATTGCAGGTATTAGAAGATACAAAACAAATGTTCCGTTTAACATCTATTGAAACTCAGGGAACAGACCCTGCTAAACCAACCGGTGTAGAAGGTGGGGAAACTACAAATGTAGAAGAAGAATTAGATAGATTAAAATCTGAATTAACAACAAACTCAGTTGGTAGACCAAAAGACCCTGTTAGATACGGACACGATGACCATCCAACAGGTAGAGACCCATTAGGAATTAAAACTCTTAAAACAAAAGAAGGTTCTGTAAAGTACAAGCCAAGAAACTCATACCAGGAAATATTTAAGGATATGGATGGTAATAAAAAAACTATTTTAACAGAAGATTTAACAAAAGAGTAATAAACTAATATTATACTATATTTATATCTGACAAATTGCAGAAATTAATGAAAAAAATTAAACATTCGAAATTTAAAAATACTGGATTTATATTTGAACTATTAGTAAGACAAATTACTTCGGAAATTATGTCTTCAGATAATTCGGTAGCAGAGAAGATTTTAAAAGAAAATTTTAATTCAAAGAAAGAACTTTCGAGAGAATTAAAATTATATCAATATCTTATAAACGAAAAATATAATTCAGAATCTAAAGCAGAACAATTTATTAATACAATTTGCGAAGCAAGAAAAAGATTAGATGAAAAAAAACTTATAAAAGAAAAGTATAATCTAATTAAACAATTAAAAGAAACTTATGATATTGATGAGTTTATAAAATCACCAGTATCAAATTATAAAACACTTGCTTCTATTTATAAAATATTTGAAGTAAGTAGTACCGAAGAACAATATGACCCAACGGATATTGTTAGTTCCCGTTTTACTATTGCGGAAAATATTATCAATACATCTATTCAAAACAAAGATTCTAAAATCAAAAATGCAGTATTAGAAGAATACAAAAAGCAAGATGAAGATTTAAGAGCAATTTCATATAAATTTTTAGTAGAAAACTTTAATAAAAAGTATAAGAATTTAACATCCGACCAAAAAGGATTATTAAGAGAATATATTAATAACATCAATAATACAGGTAAGTTAAATGCATATGTTTCTGAAGAAATATCTAAATTAGTTGGTGGATTAAAAGAAGTTGGTTCTAAAATTACAGATAAAGTAACTAAGATTAAATTAGCAGAAACTATCTCTAACATTAGAAAGATTAAATCTGCAAAAAGAGTTAAAGAAGAACATCTTTCGGCAATGATGATGACTTATGAATTATTAGGTGAATTAAAAAATAGTTTAAATAAATAAAAAATGGTAAATTACAGAGCATTTAATACCAAATTGGTAACATCCGGTTCATCTGAATTAGTAGAAAGAGCCTGGGGAGTATTACCTGTTAGTGGTGTAACTGGTACAATTACATTGGAAGGATTTGGGACAGGAAGTACAGTACGTTCAACAATCGCATTACAACATTTAACGGCAGGACAACCGTTTCCATGCTACGTTAGAGAAATAACAGTTACCAATGGTGGTTCTGTTTATGTATTAGCTTAAAATTATAACAAATGCCAGCACAATCAAAAGCACAACAAAGATTTATGGGAATGGTTCATGCTACTCAAAAAGGAGATATGCAAAATCCATCTCCTGAAGTTGAAAAAGCAGCTGATTCAATGTCTGATACAGATGCCAAAGATTTTGCATCAACAAAGCACGATGGTTTACCTGAAAAACTTAAAGAAATAATTCGTCAAATGGTTAGAGAAGCTATGAAAAACTCTACAATTGATGAAATGAATGTTACCGGTAATGTTGATGGATATGGTACTCCATTTGCATTTGGTAATAAAGAAGATGAAAAATCTAAAGGTAAAAGACAAGCCGATTTAACTGGATACTCAGTAGTTAAAGAAAATCGTTGGGTAGCATTAAAAAAAGAAGATTCAACACCAACTCAAAAGATAGGTAGAGGTATTTCAAACATACATAAGCAACTTAAAGAAATGGAACAATTTTTAAGTTGGTACGGTAAAATTAAAAATGAAAACGGGGTTTCTAACAAAAACTTTTGGAAAAGAACAAATTCTCATATTTATAATATAAAAGAGAGGTTGTTAAAATTAGACCAACAAATTCGTAAAATATCTGAATAATGAAATTAAATCAATTAAGAGAATTCGTTAAACAAGTTGTAAGAGAGGAACAAGACTATCAGCAACTTTTTAAACATATGTTAGATAAAGTTGGTAAATCAATTACTGATATGTCTGATGATGAAAAGAAAAAATTCTTTAATGCAGTAGATACGGCATACAAAGCAAAATCAGAAGGTAGACTAACAGGATACAACGAAGCAGAACTAACTGCGGGACAAAAGAAAATTGATGTAGATGGTGATGGTGAGATTGAAGGTTCAGATTTAGCAAAATTAAGAGCTAGTAAAAACGAATCATTAAAAGAAGAAAACCCTGGTCTATGGGCAAATATAAGAGCTAAGCAAGATAGAGGTGAAAAACCTGCACATGGTAATTCGGATGCACATAAAGACGCAGTTAAAGCAGCTAAATCAATAAATAAAGGAGAATCGGTAAACGAAGAAGAAATTAATTGGAATGCAACAGAAAACGCAATCATTAATTTTCTAAAAATGAATACAAAGATTTTAGATAAAAGAGTTAAGGATAGAGATGTAAATGGTGTTAAGGGTGGGTTACAATCAATCATTGATGGATTAACTAACGCACAACGTAGTTTAAAATTAAAGTAATGAGCAAAGGATTATTGATAGAAACTCATTTGTTTGAAGCAAAAATACAAGAAGAATCTAACGGTACTTTACTTGTTAAAGGTGTTTTGCAAAGAGCAGGTGCTGAAAACCAAAATGGTAGAAGATACCCAAGAGAAATTCTTGAAAGAGAGTGTAAAAAATACCAACAACTTATTAACGAAAGAAGAGCATTAGGTGAATTAGACCATCCAGATTCTCCGGTTATCAACTTAAAGAATGTATCACACAACGTTAGAGAAATCTATTGGGAAGGTGATGATGTTTGTGGAACTGTTGAAATCCTCTCTACACCATCGGGTAACATCTTAAAAGAATTATTAAAAAACAATATCCGTTTAGGTATTTCATCAAGAGGATTGGGTTCTGTAAAAGAATTAAGAGATGGTACGGTAATGGTTCAGGAAGATTTTGAATTAGTAGGTTGGGATTTTGTTTCAAACCCATCTACACATGGAGCATTTATGGCACCTGTAAACGAATCCAAACAATGGAAGAAGATTGCAGATGAGTGTGGTAAATGGTGTAAAGCACAAGATTTAATGAGAGAAATATTAATAGAATTAAACTAATATAGTGGCATGGTTGATGAAATGAGTTGGTATCAGTTTTCTACTTTACCTGGAATGAATAAAGTTCCACAACATGAAGTAGAAAGACAATACAGAATATATTTAAATGAAATTGTAGAACAAAGAATTGCAATTCATTTGATGCAAGAACAAATAGCTATGACACAAGCCGAAGCTATGGCAGTTGCAGCATCAAACGGTGGTGGAGGTGGGATTATCCAGCAACAACAAAGTGATTTACCATCAAACGCTATTGAATTAGTAGTATCAACGGGAGATGGTACTACATTTGGTTTTGGTGATATTATTGTATCGGCTCTTACTACAATTGATGTTGATTGGGGTGATGAAACTACCGATACTTATGAGATTGCAAGTGATGATGGATTTTCCCATTCATTTACAGATAGAGAAGAACCTTATATAGTTAGGCTTACTTTTAGTGATATAAGTTTAGTAACTAGAATTTTTGTAAGTAATAATAGTGCAAATGTAACAGAAGCAAGAGGCTTACAAAACCTTATAAATCTTACACATTTAGAAATAGATAATAACGCACTTACCTCTCTTGATGTATCAGGAATGACAAGTCTTATAGATATAGATGTGAGTGATTGTGTCATACCTAACACAGAAGGAGAAAAATCTCTAACTTCTGTTAATGTGGCAGGGTGTACCTCATTAGAAAGACTTGAATTAGATGATAGTGATTTCTCTGCAGGATTACCTAACCTTAATGGACTTACTAGTTTAACTTATCTTGATTTAGATGGATGTGGATTAACTGGTGAAATAGATTTAAGTAACGTATCATCCGCATTAATAAATGTTGATTTATCATCCAACTCAGGTATAACATCTGTAATTTTACCTGAAGGATATTTAGATAATGTTAATATTAATGGTGCAGCTCTTACGGAAACTGCTGTAAATAATATTTTACAATGGTTAGATGGTAGTGGTGTAGAAGGTGGATATGTAAATTTACAAGATGGCACATCAGCCGTACCAACAGGTATTGGAGCAACTGCTAAAACTTCTTTAGTAAGTAAAGACTGGACTGTTTATGTAAATCAAGCTCCTCCTGCTAGAGTTGGAATAGCAGCAAGTACGGATTTTGATATAGTAGGAGACTTTACAATTGAGATGTTCGTAAATATGGCTAATACCGATGGATTCCCAAGACCTTATAGTTTCGGAACATATCCTGCGGCTAACGCAATCTCATTAGAAGCAGGTACATTGTATTTCTGGGCAAATAACCAAAACGTTATGGGTGGTAACTTTGCTCCAACAATAGGTAACTGGAATCACATAGCAGTTATGGGTTCTGGTTCTAATGTTTATATGTTTGTAGATGGTAATCAAATAGCATCAGCTGCTTACGGAGGTTCTATCTCTAGCCAAAATTTACCATTAACAATTGGATATGGTAATGAAAATAACTCTGGATTCAATGGTAAGATGAGTAACTTTAGATGGACAGATGCGGCATTATATCCAACAGAAGGATTTACCAAACCAAATGCTTCATTAACAGATTTAGCAGATACAGTATTGTTAATATTCCAAGGAAATAATTTAAACGCACAATTAACTGATAATAGTGGAAATAACCATAACGCTACGAATGAAGGAGCAACTTATTCAGAACTTAATCCATTCCCAGCAACACCTGGTTCATTGCAAATGGGAAATATATAATTAAATTAAAATAAAAATATGAAACTAGTAAACTTAGTACCTGGAAAAGCTATCAACAATAAAGTAGTTAAAGAATCTTTAGAAGATTTGGATACCAATTTACCGGTATCAGTAGAACGTTATTTAGATAAAATGGTAGCTCAAATTAAAGGAATGAGTCTTTCTCGTAAAAAAGAAATGCTTGTATTAGCAAAAGTAATTGAAGCTATGGGAATGGATAAGCAAGAATTAATGAGATACATTCAAAAGATTAAGAAAAACGATATTTTAGCAAAATAATTATGATACGTTTAAAAGATTTACTAAAAGAATCAGAAGAGTTTCAACAACTCCCAACTGAATTAAAAAGACACTTTTTAGAAATTATTTCTACCTATGGACAACATAGAGAAGGAATGACTAGAAAATCTGACATCAGACAAGTTGCTGAAACTTTGGGTGGTATTGCAGATGCAGCACAAGAATATACTTTGAGAGAAGGTGGTGATTGGTTTGATAGAGTTACTATTAAACGTAATATGAGTGAATTGAAAAAATTACAATCTGCATTCGAAAAAGAATCATTGGAAGCGAAGGCACAAGAACAAAGACTAGAATCTCTATATGAAGATATGGGGCACGTTTTAGGAAGATACTTTGAAATCGCAGATGTATCAGAAGATGTAATGAAAAGTAGACTGGGATTGAGAGAATGTAAAACTTGCAAAACTCCTATAATGGAAGTAGGTAGTAGAGTTCCAAAACTTTATTTAAAAATTGAAGCAGTTAAAAAGAAAATAAAAGAATTAACTGATGAAAGAAAATCTAAATATGGTGGAGATTATGCTAGAAAATTTAATGCGGAAACTGACCCTAAAAAGAAAGAAGAAATGTTAAAACCAATTCAAGCAATAACATCACAAATCACATCCCAACAAAAAAACTTACTTAGTATGTTAGATATGGAAGAAAGATACTATTCTAATATGGGTAAAGATGATGAGTTAGACCCTAACTTTTCATAAAATCAAATAAAATATAATTAAAGAAAAGCTTGGTAATTCCAAGCTTTTTTTGTATATTTACGGTTACTATGATAAAACCATTTTCAATTTTAGATACTCGTACCAAAGAGTGGCAAGACCGTAAACGATGGTGGACAAATACTTACAAAATTAAATCAGAATTAGGTAGAGAAGGTACTATTTCAAAAAGTAAATTTTGGGATATAGAAGAAACGAATGTCTCAATATTTGATGCAACCCTTTGTGAATATATGTACAAATGGTTTACTCCAAAGGAAGGTAAGATATTAGACCCGTTTGCAGGTGGAAGTGTTAGAGGTATTGTAGCAACCGAAATGGGATTTCAATACAATGGAATAGATTTATCAGAGGAACAAGTTAAAGCAAATAGATTACAATCAACTAAACCAATTTGGATGATAGGTGATAGTGATGTTGTATTAAACTCACTTAACGATGAACAATATGATTTTGTATTTACTTGCCCACCTTATTATGACTTAGAAGTTTATAGTGATAATCCGTTGGATATATCGACTATGGAAGATGATGCTTTTGATGAAAAGTATTTCAGTATATTAAGTAAAGCTGCAAAAAAGTTAAAAAACAATAGATTTTTCGCAATAGTTGTATCTGAAGTAAGAGAGCAATCTAAAACCAGAAATTATAAAATTGGAAAATATAAAGGATTGGTTCACAAAACGATTGATATATGTGAAAAAAATGGATTAAATTTTTATAACGATATGATTTTATTTAATTCACAACATACTGCGTCTAGAATTGTAGATACATATTTTAATCGTAATCGTAAGGTGGCATCCGTTCATCAAAACATATTGGTATTTGTAAAAGGAAATCCTGATTTAGCAACGGAAGATATTGAATGGGATGGTACTTACAAATGTATAGTGGATGGGAAAAAATACAAATCATTTAGAGAAGCTGCAATTTCAATTAATCCAAGTGAATTGGTAGCAAGTGATGTTCAGAGAATGTGTTGTTCAACTAAATCAAAATATAAAGAATGGCAAATAATTGGAGAAGAAACAAATCCAAATATTAAATACGAAGTTGATGGTGTCTATTTTGAATCACCAAAACAAATTTCAGAAGTTCTAAAAGGGGAAATTACAGAATCTGAAGCCAGACAATATCTAAATTCAACTAACCCATTATACAGACATTGGAAAAAAATATCTAATGTAGATATTACATATGATGAGATGGAACAAATGTGGAATAATACAATTCGTATTACTTTACCAATAATAGAATGCGATGGTTTGCAATTTTATTCATTAAGTGAAGCATCTAAATATTTCAATTGTTCAAAGGAAAGAATTCGTCAAAAGTTAATATCTGATAAGTTTTTTAACTTTTTCTATATTTATTAGAAATAACAAAATAAATGGAAGAGTTAGCATCATTATTATTACAAAGTAGAACTCAAGCACATTCTTTTCATTGGGGAGTTAAAGGTATAGGTTCGCACTCTGCACACGTTGCATTGGGTGAATACTATGATTCTATTGGTGGTTTAATAGATGGAATAGTTGAAGCATATCAAGGTAAAGAGGGTTTAATACAAATTTCAGGAATTGGAACATTAGATAAAAATAATGATATTAAAAATATAATTAATTATTTTGAAACTTTATGTAATTTAGTTGCAAAACTAAGAACAAATCCTAAATTACAAGATAGTTGGATACAAAATGATATTGATACGGTTGTATCTTTATTATATAAAACTAAATACAAATTGGTAAATCACCAATAAAATCTACAAATATACAAAAAAATATTGATAATCCCAAAGAAATTTGGGATTTTTCTTTAGTTTTCTAAAAAGTTATATACTTATTATCAAATATCCCATTCATTATGGGATTACTTTTTATAGTTGATTAATGAATACCCTTCCTTATAAGGCGTGACCGAACAATCAGCAGAATATCATTGGAGTTGTATTCAATAACTTCACAAGTAAATCATAAAAAAATAAATGGCAAACTCAAAATTGTTAAAAGAAGCAATCGCCGATGCTAAAGCCGTAAAGGAAACTGCATTAGCAAACGCAAAGTTAGCACTTGAAGAAGCATTCACTCCAAGATTACAATCTATCTTATCTCAAAAGATGAGAGCAGAAGCTGAAGAAATGGAAGCGGATGATGACCAAGAAGCTACAAATGAAGAATTGGATTCTACTGGTATTGGTTCTAAAGTTGGAACTGATGCAGCAGAGACACCGGGTTCTCAACCAACTTTAACTGCAATGACTGATTTATCAGTTGGTGTAACTAAAGATGGTGGCAAACCAGAACAATCGGGAACTGACTACGAAAAAGTAGCAGACATCAACGAAGAAGATGATTATGACTTCGGTGGTGAAGAAGAAGAAGACCCTAACGCTGGAGAAATAGCTGAATTAAGAGCTAGATTGGCAGAATTAGAAGGAGAAGGTGGTGAAGAAGAAGAAAATCCTTTTGCAGCTACTGAAGAAGAAAACCCATTCTCAAATACAGGTAGTGAAGAAGAAGAAAATCCTTTCGAAGAAGAAGAAAACCCATATGCAGATGAAGAAGAAGGTGAAATGGGATTAGAAGCTATCATCAGAGAATTGGAAGCACAATTAGGTGAAGAAGAAGGTTCTGAAGAAGAAGCTCCAGCAGAAGAAGACCCTAACGCAGCACAAATTGCAGAATTAAGAAGACAATTAGCTGAATTAGAAGGTGATGAAGAAGCTCCGGCTGAAGAAGAACCAAAAACTGAATCTAAAAAATTAAGAGAATCACGTAGAAGATTGAAAGAAGATTATACTGACGGAGCTGAAGCTGGTACTGACCCAGATGGTGAGAAAGTAATCGACTTAGAAGAAATTCTTCGTGAAATGGAAGATGATTTGAAAGATAAAGTTGAAGAAGGTGAAGAAGAAGATGCTGAAGAATTAAAAGCAGATTTACAAGAAGCTTACAAAACTATCAAATCATTACAATCAACTATCAACGAAGTTAATTTGTTAAACGCAAAATTATTATTCGCTAACAAATTGTTCAGAGCTCACAATATGACTAACGAACAAAAAGTTAAAGTTATCGAAACTTTGGATAGAACAAAATCAGTAAGAGAAGTTAAATTGGTTTACTCTACATTAGCAGAGAATTTCAAATACACTTCATCAAACAGAATTGCTAAGAAATCAATTGCAGAAGGAATCGCAAGTAAAGTAGTTAAATCTACAAAACCATCGGTTCAAAAGCAAGTAATTTCTGAATCTGTAGCAGTAGCTAACAGATTTAAAAAATTAGCTGGTATTATTAAATAATAAAAACAATTTAATTCAAAATGAACTTAAAAAAATTAATGACAGGTGCTAACCCACAGAGCGTAATGCTTGAGCAAACTAGAGGTTTGAAAGGCAAGTGGGAAAAAACAGGATTACTTGAAGGAGTAGGTTCTGAAACAACTAAGCATGGTATGGCAGTAATGTTAGAAAACCAAGCTAAGCAATTATTGGACGAGGCAACTCGTACAGGTACTTCTTCTGGTTCAGAAGAGTGGGCAGGTGTTGCTCTTCCATTGGTACGTCGTATCTTCGGTTCTATCGCAGCGAAAGAATTCGTTTCGGTTCAACCAATGAACTTACCATCAGGTCTTATTTTCTATATGGACTTTAAATATGGTACTGCTAACGATGCAAATAGACCAGCTTCTGGTTCTTCTATGTTTGGTAACGGTGGTACTTTTGGTAAAGATTCACAATCTCCATCAGGAAACAAATTAGGTTCAACTCAAGCTACTGAAGGTGGTTTGTATGGTGCAGGTCGTTTTGGATACACAATCAATGATACTGCAGTTGCAACTGCAGCTACTTTAGCATCTGCATCTTTAGCAGATATTTCATTTGATTTATCTAACTCAACTGTTTCTGCATCTTACGCAGCAGGTAAAGTTAAAAAATTAACTGTAGCATTGCCAGCAGATGCTGATTTCAATGGTGTAAGAGCATTTGATTTTGCACAAAGTGGTTCTGGATATACATTATATCCTCAATTTACTGTAAAAAATGGTACTAACGTAGTATTTATAGCAGCAGTTGATGCGGCTGGTACTTATGCAGGTGCAACTTCTGTAGGTGGTGAATTAGCATACCACGTACAACCAACTGATATTTCAAGAGGTGATTTCGAAGATAGAAGTACAGATTATAATAACCCAACTGCTTTAGCAATCCCAGAAATCGAATTAGAATTGAAATCTGAGCCTATCGTTGCTAAGACTCGTAAGTTGAAAGCAATTTGGACTCCAGAATTAGCGCAAGACTTAAACGCTTACCACTCTGTAGATGCAGAAGCTGAATTAACTCAAATGTTATCTGAGTATATCTCATTAGAGATTGACTTAGAAATCTTAGAGATGTTGCAGCAAAACGCATTCTCTTCTGAATATTGGTCAGCAAGAGTTGGATATGATTGGAATGGTTCTGCTTTCACAATTGATTCAAATGCAGCAGCAGCTTCAGCATACACAAAATCAACTTGGTTCCAGACTTTAGGAATCAAATTACAGAAAATCTCTAACAAGATTCACCAATTGACTATGAGAGGTGGAGCAAACTTCGTTGTTGTTTCTCCTAACGTAGCTACAATCTTAGAATCAATGAACGGATTCTCTGCAAACCCTGGTAAAGATGCATTAACTTTCGCAGCGGGTGTAACTAACATCGGACAAATCTCAAACAGATACGATGTTTACAAAAACCCTTATATGACTGAGAACGTTATCTTATTAGGATTTAAAGGTTCTAACTTCTTCGAGACAGGTGCGGTTTACGCTCCATACGTTCCGTTGATTATGACTCCATTAGTGTACGACCCAACTAACTTCACTCCAAGAAGAGGAGTTATGACTCGTTACGCTAAGAAAATCGTAAGACCAGAATTCTACGGTAAAATCGTAATTGATGGTTTAGAGACTCTTTAATCTCAATTAATTGATTTATTAAAAGGGAAGGTAGAAATACTTTCCCTTTTTTTATGTCTAATATGTTATTTTTATATTTATAGTAAATAAACTATCACAATTATGTCAAACGGATATAGTGCTTTTGAAAAAGCCAAAGAATATACCAAAGTATATACGTTAGAACCAACTGATGAATTTATAGTAAAACAAGAAGATGGTTATTTGGGATATATTTCGGCAGGACAATTGGCAACTACTGGTTCAAATATATTTGTAGGAGGTCAAATTGTAATGGGTAATATTACAATTGCGGGCGATATTTATGCAAATGAATTTTTAGTAACAACATCATCCGTAAATCATTTTACTGCATCTACTAATTTTGGAATAGATAGTGGTGATACACATACATTCACGGGTTCGGTTAGAATTACAGGTTCATTAAACACATTAGGAAATTCAACTATTACTGGTTCATTTTTAGTTAGTGGTTCAACTACACAAATTGGTAACAATACTTTATTGGGTAACAGTATTTTAAGTGGTAGTATTGGTATTAGTGGTTCTACTCGTATAGAAGGAAATACTACTATAAAAGGTATGTTATTTGTAAGTGGTTCAACTAATTTTTCAAACCACACAATTACAATGACGGGTTCAATGTACACAAGTGGTTCACAAACTATTACTGGTTCAATGGACATAAATGGTAATTTAAATTTATCAAATGGTTCAGAATTTTATTTAAATGGTAATAAATTATTCAATTATGGACAATTTAGTGATACAACTATACAAAGTGGTTCGGCAAATACTGCATATGCAAAAAAATTAAACACAACGGATTTTGCACATAATGTTTCAATTATAGATGGCACTAAAATCAAAGTAGATAATACTGGAATATATAATTTACAATTTTCAACTCAATTGGCAAATACGGCAAATACAAACATTACATTTGATATATGGTTGGCATATACGGGTAGTAATGTTGCAAACACAAACACTCAAATTGATGTAAACAAATCGGCAGGACAATTAGGTAGAACAGTTGCAGCTTGGAATTTTATGTTACCAATCAAAGCAAATGATTATGTTCAATTAATGTGGAGTTGTAATGGTGCAACTGGTGAATTAAACGCATTGCCACCCCAATCAAATCCATCTAGACCATCAGTTCCATCGGTGATAGCAACTTTAACACAAGTAGGATAACACTTCTTTTTTATTTCTTATATTTATAGGTGTAAAACTATAAATTTTCATTATGTCTGTAAACACATACTGGTCAGGTTCAGTATCTGGCTCATTTATATCGGGTTCATCTACTCCTTTTGGAATTTATGATTCGGATGTTGCGTTTAGAAACGATGCACCTAAAACTGCAACATGGGTTGCAAAAAGATTGGGTTGGCCAATTGTTAATATTGAATTAGATAATGACCAAATTTTTGCTTGTTTTGAAGAATCTGTTTCAGAATATTCGGCACAAGTAAATCAATTTAATCTTCGTAACAACCTTGATATTTTAAGAGGGCAACCTAAAGGAAGAGTTGCAAACTTTTCTCAAACTCTTGTAGACGGTTCATTTTTACCAACTGCAGTTCGTATGGCACAACAATACGGTACATTAGCCGGTGTTGGTGGTGCAACTGGAATTAAAAAAGCATATGTAACATTAACTTCATCGGTTCAAGTATATGATTTAATGACAAGTGCAACCGATGCCGAAACAGGTCGTTCATTTGATTCAATATTTAGTGGTTCATCAACTGTTGATGTAACAAGAGTTTATCACGAAGCAGTTCCAGCAATCACTCGTTTCTTTGACCCATATTCGGTTGGAGCACAAGGTACATTAAATTTAATGAGTGAGTTGGGATTTGGTAATTACTCACCTGCGGCACAATTCTTAATGATGCCTCTTTACGAAGATGTATTGAGAATGCAACATATTGAGTTTAATGACCACATTCGTAAATCGGCACACTCATTTAATATTGTAGATAATAAATTAGAAATATTTCCTGTTCCTGCTATAAATCATCCAGAAAGAATATACTTTGAGTATATAAGTAGAGATGAATTTGAGCATGATTCGCAAACTATTCAATCGGATTCACTTTCGGATTATTCAGACATTCCTTACGATTTTATTCAGTATTCAAATATAAATGATGTTGGAGTTCAATGGATTAGAAAATATACATTAGCACTCTCTAAGGAGTTGTTAGGGGCAATAAGAGAGAAGTATTCATCCATTCCTATACCTGATGCAGAAATCTCTTTAGATGGGGCAGCATTGAGAGCAGAAGCTCAAGTTGAAAAGGATATGTTGATTACTCAATTGAGAGAAAATTTGGATGAGATGAGTAGAAAGAATGTGATGGAAAATAAAGCACATGAATCAACTCACCATCAAGAAATGTTAAGAAAAGTTCCTTTAAGATTATATGTAGGATAATATGCCAAAGTTTTCATTAGGTAGAGATTTAGATTTTTTTCATAGTATTGCCAGAGAATTGGTAGATACTGTAATAGAAAATACTTTTGTTTTATTTAAAATAGATTTAAATGCTACAAAAGTAAACATTTATGGAGAAGCATTGAATAAAACTTGGCATCCTGGGGTTGAACTATATGGTTTAGCAGATAAAGACCCGGAGGGAGTTTTATATGAGGGGTTTGGTTCTGACGCAACTCAAACTATGACTTTCAAAGTTGATAGACAACTATGTGAAGAAAGAAATGCGTATCCTGAAATTGGTGATGTTATATATTACGATGATTCTTACTATGAAATTGATAATACAAATGAAATTCAGTTTGTAGCAGGTTCTCCTGATAATAATTGGAGTATTGTAATATCCGCATTTGAAGTAAGTAAATCAAATCTAAACATAGAAAAAAGAATAGATTAATATGTCTACTAACCCATTAAAAAAATCCGATAGGATTCTGCAATCAAAATCTACAAAAGAAGATTTAAAACAAAGTATATCTTTATTTGATATAGATTATGCAATGATGTCTTATTTAGAAGATACTGCATTACCAACTTTAGATGATAATGGGAAAGCATTAAAAATACCTGTAATTTACGGAAATTCTGAAAGATGGAATGGTTCAAGAAGACAAGGAGTATATAGAGATAATAAGGGTAAAATTCAATTACCTTTAATGATGATTCGTAGGACATCTATTGCAAAAGATGACCAAATGCCAATGAACAATCGGCATGTTTCATATCAGGGTATTACAAAATATTCAAAAGATAATAGATACGATAGATTTACATTATTAGGTAAAAATGTACAACCTAAATATGAAATTTATAAAATACAAATGCCAGAATATGTTGAATTAAACTATGATTGCATGGTTTGGACATCATATACAGAGCATTTAAATACAGTAATAGAACATTTACAATATACAGGAACTTATTGGGGAGATAAAGATAAATTTAAATTTAGAACCAGTGTAGGTGATTTTAATGTTGTAAATGAAGTAGGTGAAGGTACTGAAAGAATTAATAGAATTGAATTTAGTTTAACTGTAAAAGCATATTTACTTCCAGAAAAATTTGATGGAGAAACTACAATTAAAAAATCGTTTTCTACAAAAAGAGTTGTTGTTTCTACTGAAACGGATGTAACTGCAAATGGTAGATTAGAAGGGATGCTTACAACACCATCACCATATTACGATAATAAAGATTTAATTGATTTTTTATCTTTAAATAATAGTAAAGCTCAGAATCCTGTTTCAAATAATACAATAACATTTTCTGGAATAAAATTAATACAAGCTCCTGCACAATTGGCATCGGTTGTAACTGCGGGTATTGTGGTAGCAGATAAATCTTATGATGTAAAAGTTTATATAAATGGTGTTAGATATTACCAAACTACACATTTTACAGTTTCTATTACATTAACGAGTATAACTATAAATTTTGTTCCAGGAATATTTGGGCAGCCGGTTGATAGTAATGATGAAATTACTATAATAGGTAAATTTATTGATATTGAATAATGAAACGAAGCCTTTTAGACATAACACAAACTATAAGTAGAAATCCAAAAAGTACGGTATTAACTCCTTACAATTTAAATGATTCAACTTATTGGATTTTTGAAGCAAAGGGATGGAGATTTAAATCTATTTTAAGAGAAGTAGAATTAAGAACCACACAAGATAGAATAAACCTTAGAATAAATACTCAAAGTGTTACAGCCAGAGATTATTTAATAGAAGAAGGAACTACTGGATTATTATTTAAATTTATAAAATCTAATTTTGAATACAATTTAGATTCAGGAGATTACATAGAAATAAAAGGAGATATAGAAAAATATGCTTAAACAATTTTCATCAAATACCAAAAAACTAAATAGAGCAATTAAACAAATTAATTTAAATAATTTGAGTGGTTCTGGGTATTTGGATAATTTATTGGAAGATTATAAAACACAGACATCTTTATCATCTTCATTTGATGGTAGAGATATAAATGGTAATCCATTGCCGATTGAACAAGCTAAATTGGAATTAAGTGCATCAATAAGATACAATTATAATACATCATTTGATACTTCAATTGTAACAAAATTTAATTCACATACAAAACCTAACCCAAACCCAATAAAATTAGTAAATAATAAAACAAAAATATCTAATTTTTATGAAGAAATTTTAGGACATAGCGCAAGAAATGTTAGTAGAAAAATAGATATATTTGATAATATTACAAATACATTAACAATTTATAATGTATCATTGGATTATGGAACTGAGGGAGCAAGTGTTGATAATTTTGAAATATTGGTATTTGGATTACACATACCAGGTGATTTTACAATAAAAGAAATTGAAAATGATGTAGTGATTACATTAAACGATACATATATAGATTTTGATTCAGTAACAACCGATG